CTAATTTGCTTTGATAATTTAGAGGGCAGAGTTTGCGACCATTCGGTTTGCTTCATGCTTACTGAGCTGATTGAAAAGATACAAGCATGAGCCACAGCATTTATAACCAAAAACGAATAATCGCATTGTTGCTTATAGCAGCAATAGGAGAACAGAAATGAGCCACAGCATGGACTATGAGGACACCGGCCCGACTACTGCCTACTATCAAGGTTTTGATGCAGGCATTAAGGCGGAGCAGGAGCGAATAATAACCGCACTCCGGGACAAGGCAGCTACCAGAACAGTCCTTGAGACTTTGGCAGCACCCTTTTACATAGATGAACTAATCGAGACAATTAGAGAGGCACAAGATGATCAAGTTTAGAACCTATAGCAATTCGCAATCATTAGGCGCTGTCTATTTCTTTGGCATAGCCATGTACGACATAAAGGAGCAACCAACCCTGGACATCATCCTGGGTAAGAGAGTATTTGTGTTCTTTATAGTGAGAAAAGAGCGATGATGCTTGAGAACCTACAGATACCACAGTCCACAATGCGCCACTGCAAGATCGGAGCGATAGCGGAAACGCTGGACGCAAAAGATAAAACAATCCTCTTAGAAGCCATAGCTAATCCGGCGTGGGCAATCAAGACTCTCTCTAGGGAGTTAGCCAAGCTAGGCATACACCTAAGCGATACACCGCTTACCAATCACCGCAAACGAACCTGCGCTTGCTTTAGGGCATAGGCTTAGAGGATGCTAGAGAATCTAGAGCCAGCGCCCAAGATCACAGCACCTAAAGATTTTAGACCAGGGGTTGTCTTTGACGGCACTGAGGGAACGGCTACAACCGAGGGCATGGCAGAGCTGCCCAACTTCGATGACTTCCTATTAGAGCGTGGCTATCCACCAGAGGAATACGAGATAATCGGCACGCCGAGAACCTCACAATGGCAACAGCGTGAAGGCGGGGACTGGCTCACTAGCTATCGGTTCAGCTTTAGGAAGAAGGCTGCCGATTTTGACCTACCTGCCCTATTTGCAATGGCTCGGAAAGTCAAAGCACCGGTTGTGAAAGTAAAAAGTAAGGAAAAAGCCTTACTCATACTGCCAGCGGATCTACAGGTCGGCAAGGCTCAAGGCAGTAGAGGCGGCACACCTGAGCTAATAGAGCGTGTAATGGCCAGCTATGACCGCATAGAGGAGCAAGTCAAGGCCGGCAAGTATGAGCACCTCTGGATACTAGACATGGGGGACATCATCGAGAGCCTAAGTAGCAAGGCAAACATGCAACAGCTACAGAGCAACGACCTAAGCCCGATGCAGCAGACCGACCTAGCCGCATCGCTGATGTTTGAGCTAATCAAACGCATGAGCAAGTATGCACCGATTACTTATGGCTCAGTAGCTTCCAACCACTGCCAGAACCGATTCATGGGGCAGCAGGTAGGCGCTGTTGGACTTGATGACTGGGGCATCGTGATTGCCCAGCAGCTACGAAGACTAACCACCGAGATTGGCATGAACGTTGACTACCTGATACCACAGCCACTAGACGAGGGCTTTGCCTTTCAGTATGGCGTGAATACTATCGGGGCAGTACATGGACATCAAGCCTCCCGGCCAGAAGGAATAAAGAAATGGTGGATGGCAGCTCAATTTGGCTCACAATGGGCAAGCGCGGTGGACTGCTTAATAACTGCACATTTCCATCATCTCCGGATAGAGGAGCTAGGCCAACGGCATGACGGTAAGGGATCTAAGTACTGGGTGCAGTGTCCGACATCAGACGCAGGATCTGATTGGTACAGACGGCAAGCTGGCCAAGACAGCACAACAGGCATCCTTACCATAGAGCTAGACAAGCACATACCATTCAGCGGGCAAGTAACTAAGCACTGATGCCTACCTTTGACTACACCTGTGAGCTAGGGCATGAGCTAGAGGTGACCCACTCAGTCCACCGCATGCCCACCATACCCTGCCCTATCTGCGCAAAAGAAATGAAAAGAAAAATAACTACCCCTGCCATAGTGTTCAGAGGTAAGGGCTTCTATACCACCGATAAGGGAAGCTGAGCTTAGCTATGTTCCCTAAGCCATGCATGGATTGTAGAAAGCTATACAGGGGTAGAGGGGAACGCTGCGAAGATTGCAGGCTCAAGGTATCAAGGGCTAGGGAGGCCGACCCCAATCGCCGAGCATACAAAGCCAACCTATACAACGCGGAATACAAAGCAAAAGCAAAAGCCATCAAGACCTTCGCAACTCACTGTCACATCTGCAAAGAAGCATTCACAGATAGAGCGCAGATAAGCGCCGATCACCTAAAACCAGGAGACCCCACTAGCCCTCTAGCTCCAGCTCATTTAATCTGCAACGCACGTAGAGGTAACCGGTGGTAGTAACACGCTCGCTAATAACGCCGACATGTATACACTAGGCAAGGCAACCACCTACCGAGGGGCGCATACCCCTACCGCTATATCCCGGGGCGGGGCAATTCTCTGCAATCCCCATCTACAAGATACCCCGAGGCTACTTTCGCGTGCATCAGGAATCATCAGGTTTGAAACCTATTCAATCCTTCTATTGCGCTGGTAGAATCAAAACATGAACTGTTTGACTTGTGAATCTCCAATGACTGGGCGTAAGCATAAGTATTGCAGAGTTGAATGTCGACCTTCTTATAAAAAACCTGCCGGATCTAATGCAAGTCATTGCCGACATTGCAAGGGTGCTATAGCAAGTAAAGTCACTGCCGGTGCACCGAAAAGATACTGCTCAAGAAAGTGCTCAGAAAGATTCCGAGCAAAAAAACCAAAGGAGAAACTGCCCAAACACTGCTATGAGTGCGGGGTGTTGTATTTCACTTCCATAACGGCAAGTCGTTTTTGTTCAAGTGATTGCAGAGCCAAAGACGGCAACAAACAGAGTAGCGAAAAATGGCGAGTGAGATTTGACCTAGCCCATCCCGATGGGACTAAAACTATAACTTGCAAATGGTGTCAAGAGCCACTGACGTTCGATGCTAGAAAATTGAAAATGAGACTTTACCATGAACACTGCTCGGTTGAAGCCCAGCGCGCTAGGTACAGAATCAAAACTGTAAAGCGACAAAGCAAAAAGATAATGCCAACTAGGGTCGCTGCGGATGGAATAATAAGAATTTACGGCAGCGTCTGCCACATTTGCACAAATGCTATTGACCTAGATTTGCCTAGAAACAGCAGGTATGGTTTGACTGTTGATCATGTTATACCAATTAGCAAAGGTGGCACTGACACAATAGGCAACATGAAACCTGCTCACTGGATTTGCAACATCCTAAAATCAGACAAGATGCCCGAGGTCATAATTGCCTAACCCAGGAAAATCTGCCGAAGTAAAAAAGCGCATTGGTGCTAAGAACGCTGATGTCGGTTTGTCTTTATCCTTATCAAGCCTAAATCAAATGCCCGAGCCGAGAAGAAGGCTAGAGCAGTCGGGCTTAGCCCTGTGGGAGGAAACATTTGCCACCGGACAGACTTGGCTAAAAGAAACTGACTTAGAGCTTTTACAAATTACTTGTGAGCAAGTTGACGAAAGGGAGCAGTTGCGGGCTTATGTTTTGGAAAACATGGAAGCTTGGCACGAGCGCGCAGCTCTTAGAGTTTTAGAGCGTGACATCCAAAGCAACTTCACGCAGCTAGGTTTGACACCTCTTTCCAGACAAAAACTTGGGATTCAAGAGGTCAAGGCTTATAGCAAGTTGCAAGAACTAATGGATCGAAATGACGAAGCCTAACCCTTGGCCACCGGCTTGGTTAGCTGACTGTGATGATGTCGCACTGAGTGGACGCAAGGGCAAACTAGCTGTCGATTTTATTCAGAGCTTTGGGGTTATCACTAAAGACTCCGTTGCTGGCAAGGCGGGTTCGCCAATGGTTCTGCGAGAATGGCAGAAGGATTTAGTCTTGTATCTTTATGCGAGTGATTTGAATAAAGGGTTCAAACACAAGACAGCCCTCGTGGGCATGGCACGCAAGTCAGGCAAAAGCGCCATAGCAAGCTCGCTCGCTGTATTTGATCTTTACTTTGGGCCAAAGGGTGGAGAGGTATACAGCATCGCAGCTGAGAAAAACCAAGCTGCAATCGTGTTCAAAGATGCTAAGAAAATCATTGAGGCAAGCCCTAGCCTTCTAGAAATGGCCAAGCTTTATCGTGACGCAATCGAAATCCCTTCAACTGGTTCTATCTATCGAGTGCTATCGGCTGAGGCTTACTCAAAGGAAGGCCTGAACCCCACCGCAGTTTGGGCAGATGAAATTCACGCTATGCCAAATCGCGAGCTTTGGGATGTTATGTCATTGGCTATGGGAGCGCGCGGCAACTTAGCGCACATGGTGGGCATCACAACCGCAGGGGTCAAGTCAGACTCTACTGGTCAAGACTCAATCGCCTATAGCCTCTACAACTACGGAAAGCGGGTAGCCACGAAAGAGCAAGTTGACCCTAGCTTTGGCTTTGCATGGTGGGAAGCACCAGAAGATTCAGACCATCGAGATCCTGCCAACTGGCCGGTTGCAAATCCTGGGATAGACGACATTTCCGATGTCGAGGATTTTATCTCGGCAGTTCGGCGCACACCTGAAGCTGAGTTTAGAACTAAGCGCATGAACCAGTGGGTCTCATCTCAGATTAGCTGGCTACCAACAGGGGCTTGGGATGCTTGCTCAGGGGAGACTACAGTCACAGGCAAGGATTACATAATGGGGCTAGACGGTTCATTCTCAGGCGATGCTACGGTTGTCACCTACACCACCATTGAAG